ATATAATATTTTTATCTTTTTCTTGTTTGCTTTTTCTTTTGTCGTGTTGTTTGTTTTTTCTTTTGTCGTGTTGTTTGTTTTTTCTTTTGTCGTGTTGTTTGCTTTTTCTTTTGTCGCATTGGTTTCCTTTTTGGTTTCTTTTTGGGGTTCCTTTTTCTTGTTCCTTTTGCAAATTGGTTACCATATTTACTTAACATCTTTTTAGAATATGGACCATCCGGTCTATAGTAATAGTCCGTCATTTTTTTTTTAATTAATGTTGGTGCTCTCTGGATTGTCCTATCTTTTCTTGCATCTTCATATTTTTCTCTAAAACGTTCAAATTTTAAGGGAAAGGTCAATCTTTTAATTTCATCTTCAGTTAATAATTTTGGATATTCTTTACTTTTTGGATTTTCTAATACTTCTATTATTTTGCTATACAATTTATAAGACTTTTCATCTTCTACTCTTTCTTCTAAACGCCAACTTCGATATCTATTAAAATTGATTATTTCTAAACGTAGAAGAGTCTTAACTGCAGATAATATTATAGCAATATTTTTTTTAGTATTTACAACTGGATTTCCACCTTCTGGTTTCAACTTCGATAATTTGGGCTTCCCCACCGGTTTAAATGTTGTCCAGTTATATTCCTGCACCGTATCCGCCTTTGCTATAACTCCATCATACCAAGTAAAATCATATTCACTTTCCGGCAATTCCACACGCCGGTCTCCTATTCTATCCCAACTCCGCCCACTATAGTAATCCGATTCATCTTCTTCAGATATAGAACCCCTTAAAACATCCTTAGCAGGACGGTATTTAGCAATTTCGGTTATATATTCAAGTTGTGAACTTTTACGCTCGCGTGTCCATTTCCGCGTGTCCCCCAATACCAACCCCATTGAATTAAGTATATTATCTAAAAAAACATTTAATCTTAGCGGTTTTGTAGATTCTTTGGATTTACTAGTGGATTTGCTGCTAGATTTAATTCTTGGTTTATTTTTGGTTTTATTTTTTGGTTTATTTTTGGATTTATTTTTGGATTTACTACTGGATTTACTAGTGGATTTACTACTGGATTTACTACTTGATAAAGTTGTAGATTTACCATAGACTGATTTTCTTTTTGGAAGTCTACGAAGGTTATATCCACTTGAAGGAGCTCTTATAGGTCCACGTGGAGGTATTGGCGGAGAGGTTGATTTGGATGAACTTGATGAAGGCATATTTATATTTATATATTATGTAGATTATATTTTTAATCTATATAATATTTCTATCTTGCATTTACTTTTTTGAAAGTCTGCGAAGATTATGTCTACTTAGAGGTGCTCTTATGGGTCCACGTGAAGGTGTTGATTTGCGGGTATATTTGGTGGTATTTGGTTTGGATTTGTTCATTTTATTTTTGGTAGTTTTACTTCTGGATTTACTTCTGGATTTACTTCTGGATAAACTTCTGGATTTACTTCTGGATAAACTTTTGGGTTTACCATAGAGTGATTTTCTTTTTGGAAGTCTGCGAAGGTTATATCCACTTAGAGGTGCTCTTATGGGTCCACGTGCAGGTATTGGCGGAGAAGGTGATTTGGATGAACTTGGTGAAGACATATTTATATATTATGTAGATTATATTTTTAATCTATATAATATTTTTATCTATATTTAGGTTATCTATAAGGTTTATTCATCGTCTGATACTTCTACTTCTACTTCTTCGTATTCTTCTACATACTCAACATCATCATCTATATCCATTGTTACATTTTCACCGGATTCTATATCTTTTCGCTTCTTCTTTTTCTTTTGGGCGCCACCTAAACCTATCCAACTCGTTAATCCACTACTTGATGCCTTCTTTTCTAACGCTTTCTTTTCTGCTGCTTCCTTTTTCTCTCTTTGTTTTATAAGTTTCCTTGCTTCAGCCTCATCTTTTATTTTTTGTGCTTCTTCATTCTTTATTGCCTTTTTAGCATCTGCTTCTTCCTTGTTTTTTTCCGCTTCTTGTTTCTTTACTAATTTTTGTGCTTCAAGTGCCTCCTTTTTCTCATTTGCTTCTTGTACTTTTCTTGCCTTCTTCTTTTCCTGTCCTTCTAAGTAATTTTTAATTTTGTTATCTTCTTTTTCCTTTTTATCTTGTCTGATTGCCTCTAAACTCAATATACCATCTTCTACTTGTTGTTTTTTATCTTTAATTTCTTTATCAATTGCGCTAATACTTATTTTGAAAACTTCGTCATCTTCTCCTATCCTAATTAGATTATCTTGTGCTTTATTGTAATAATCTTGTCTAACATCTGGATATAAACTGGTCTCAACGGTTGCTAATGAATCCCTATAACAGTTAAGAACCTCCTTTACATAACTGTTTTTAGTTTTTTCAGGATCTTCAAAGTTAAGTGTCTGTTGAAGTTCTCTTATTCTAGTAATACAATAATTACATTTTTCACTTGCTTTTGTTAATTCTTCCATCTTTTCAGGGAATTTTTTGAATTTTAAAAGAGCGGTTAGTATACCTACAGATGTTGTTAAAAATATTGGGGTAACAACAGTAAAATTATATAATCCTTCATTTGTTTCTTTTTCTACATCATATTGACTTTTAATTGTTTCAAACATAGCAGTAAATAAAGACAAATATATTATAAATTTGTTATATCTATCATTTGCCTTTTTAATATCCTCATGATTAAGAGATACAGCATCGCGCTTACTACGAAGTTCATGTAATTTATCAGTTAAATCTTTCTCTAAATCTATTGGAGTTGTATTAATTACAAAACTATCAGAAAGTTTTGAATTATTTCGTTCTTGATTATCACTCATAACAAATATGTTTATATAATATCAATATATATTTTATTTTAAACCCAAATCAAAATAAAATAGTGTCGGAATAAAATAGTATCAGAATAAAATAGTATCAGAATAAAATAGTGTCGGAATAAAATACTAAATACTTTAATCATTTTAATTACTTCCAGTATAAGGATGTGCTAAATCAGCAGGATTATTTAATTTACATCCACAAGTATCACTTGTTCTTGTATCTGGTAAAACATATACTGCTTTATTAGCTCTTTTAACAAGTGCTCTTCTATTAGAACTAGAACTAGCACCCACACCTGAACCAGGTATATATCTTGTATCTAAGTTAGCAGGTTTACCTGATATTAATCCCATTTTCATTAATCGTGGCATTTTATTATGATATATATATATCGCTAATAAAATAAAATATTTTAATCTATTTTTATGGTTTGTTTTTGTGATATTATTTTGCGATATTATTTTATGATATGCGTTTATGAGGTATAGCAGCATCTACTAAATAAATAGAATTTTCAGTTTCAATAATGTAATCAGTTTCAACCTTATATATTTTAGAAATAGGACTAGTATACTCGTCTTCGCTTTTAACAAGTAATTTTTCACCACCTTCACCATCACTGCGAACACCAATTAGAACATTTTTTTCTACAGATGAAGTCCAATAATCCATCATAATAGGTTTATCATTTACAATTGCTAATTTAGATGCATGTTGCATAGTAGTATTATTAGGTAATCTATACCCTTTTTTTTCAGAGGTTTGCTTAGTTTGTTGTTGAGAATTAGTTTCTTCGGACATTATAATTATATACTAAAAAATTATTTTCCTTTAAATACTAATTAATTAAATTAATTAAAATTATCAAAATGTATATTGGATTTATAATTACCCTAAATAGAAATAAATGAAAAATTTATAAAAATTTAATAATAATATAATATATATTATTAAAATGAATAAAGAACAGCCTAGACACTTAAAGGAAATGCCACCAGCACATCATAGTCAAACATTATACCAAACAACTATTCGCAATGTAGCATTATATTTATCTGTAGCGTTAGCATTTCTAGCGATATCCCGTTTTTATAGAGGAAAAGATATGTTGTTATACAATGTAGTATATATAATTATTGCAATGATATTTAGTATTACCAGTTTCTTTTTAGCATTTTATCTAGATTCTGATTGGAATAAATATATTGAAATAGCAGAACCACAATCAGTAGAATTAATAAAAAAATGGCATATATTTCCTAAACTATTAGTATTTTCTAATACAATATTTTTGTTTCTCGCATTATACACATTATTCAGGCAATTCAATCAAAAAAATAAAAAATAAAAAGTAAATAAGATAAATATTTATTTATAGTATTATAGTATTATAGTATTATAATAAATGTACTCAATAAATAATACAGATAATTATAATATGTCGTGTGATATTGATTTACGAAATATTATAAATAAATATATGGAATATATTAATAATTTTTTTTTATTAATTAAAGATAATACTTACTTCAAACAGTATAGTTATAGTAAATATCTAATAATAAATGGTATTCAAACTGCTTCTCATGTTTTAAATATGTTAATTATATACACAAAAAACATAAATTTAACATTTCATCATATAGAACGTTCATTTATTTATTATGTCGAATTTATTAATCAAATTATGATTAACAATGGTAATTTAAATTTAAATTTAAATTCAAAAGATGTTTCTATTTTTATTTATAAAAAAATTTTATATGACATTAATGATTTACATAAAAAAAATATGGTTTTTGATATAGAACATGATATCAGATTAGGACATTTACTTGAATTAATTGGTTTATATAATAATATTCTTTATTCTTACATAGATAATTCATCAAATATAAACAATATTCATTTTACTAATGATATTTATAACATTAATTATATACCGTCAATCAATAAAAATTTTAGTAAATTAAATTATAATAGATTAATAGAAAATAATAAATTTTTTATAGATATAATTAATATTCTTAAAGAAAAAATACAAAGTGATAAACTATTAAAAATACTTAAATATCTAAGCATAAACAATAACATTGATCTTAAAAATATGAAATTAATTAACATCAGTACTTTAACTAGCGATGAAATAAATAAATTATCATATCAAAAGCTATGTAAAATTGCTATGTAAAATAATACCTTTAATTATTATCAACATATATAAGTTTTTTCTTTATTTTTTTAGTTTTTTCTTCCTTCTTTTTATTACAATAATTATTAATATCTTTTATTTCATTATATTCATTGTGTAATAATTCTTTTAAATAATCATATACCTTGTACAAATTAATTTCTTCACATTTTCCTACTATCAAAATACTTCCGGTTCTAAATATCATAAATGATATGTTTTTTCGTTTCAAATTATCTTCAGTTGTTGATTCAGAATAAACACCATTATCATCAAAGAATAATTTACTTTGTATTCCCGGATAACTACAAGGATCAAATACCGCCTGTATCTTATACTTATATTTCATTATATTAAATAACTTTTCTCTGTTAATATAGAAATTACTATTGAAGTTAGAATTTATAAGAACTGTTTCACTTTTTGAATTATCATAATCAATATCTATGTCATTATATTTATTTAATATTTCAACCAGTAAATTTAGAACCATCATTAATTCTTCGTCTGTCTTAATACCGGGTATTTCTAATTTTCCTGTATTAAAAATTTTCACGTGAAACTCTTTAAATAATTTATTTTTGGTTGTTTTATCATCTTTGTTAACATTAATTCTTAAAATTAAAACAAAACAATTGTAAAACGCACTCTTTTTTTTTGTTCTATATGATATCATATCTTTTTTACAAATTCCAATACTTATTTTTCTTATATCTTTGAATTTTACTCTACCGTTAGGATTATCTATTTGCTGAATTATGGTAGTATCTATATATTCATATTCTTTAATTTTGTCATTTATTTCATCTACATCCTCTTTAGTTGTATTATTAAATTTCATTTGTTTTTTAACAACACCTTCACATAAATCTCCATAATTTATAACAGGTATATTCCAAAAAACATCTTTTAAATTTATACATTTATTTAGGTAAGATATTTTTGTTTTAGTTGATATATAGATATCTGAAGTTTTAGGAAATATATTATATTTACAATTGTTATTATCTACTTCATTTACTTCTTTTTCTTCATTTACTTCATTTTCTTCATTTTCTTCATTTTCTTCATTTTCTTCATTTTCTTCATTTTCTTTATTTTCTTTTTCTTTATTCCAGCATTTTTTAATTTTAATACTACATTTATTAGTTGTTAAATCTAATGTACCACCATTCATAAAATTTATCCATGCTTCATCTAAATCATCAACTCTATTTATCATATACCTTTTATTATTACCTATCTTTAAATTAATCTAATTATTTAATTATTTCAATTTAAATTTATTATTTGAATTTATTATTTGAATTTATTATTTGAATTTATTATTTGAATTTATTATTTGAATTTATTATTTGAATTTATTATTTGAATTTATTATTTGAATTTATTATTTGAATTTATTATTTGAATTTATTATTTGAATTTATTATTTGAATTTATTATTTTCTTTATTAATATTAAAATGGAAGGTACTTCTATTTACATTAAAGAAGCAAATAAAAAAAATATAAAAAGCGACAAAAATATATATACTGAAACACGCAATAATATCTCTAATAGTAATATTATTACTTATAACATGGATACAGGTAAATTTGATCCAAATAATATATCCCCTACCAATAATTGGTTAGATAAATTAAATAAACGAATTAATAAATATGAATAAATATGAATAGATATGAATAGATATGAATAGATAATATAATCCAATATAAATAATATTATCTATAGCAAAGTATTAGTGATTTGATAACATATGTCATATTATTGTTCTTATCATGAATAATATTTTCATAATATCTTAGAACATCTGTAGATACAAGTTCACTGCGATTATATATAATATACATCAATAAACTAATCATTAGTGATATCGGTTCAGTATTATATTCTTTACTCAATTCAATTATATACCTGTATAATTTATTTATACTATTATTAGGGTTTATTATAGTTTTGTATATATTTTCCCATACTTTCCTATTTATTATCTTATAATTTTTTATGTTATTCTGATTTGTTTGCATATAATTTATCATACTTCTTATATCAGAATCATATAAATCCTTAATATACTGAAGCTTCTTTTTATCTAATTCTAGTCCTTCATTATTTGATATGTTATCTAGGAAACTAATTATATCTTTTGTAGGTAAATTATTAAACTTTAATCTTACAAACTCATTCTGTAATGATGTATCTATTCTACTTATATAATTACCAATTAAACAAAATCTTATATTATTAGAATACTCATTTACAATATATCTCAATGCTTGTTGTGCATTTTTTGTCATATAATCTACTTCATCAAGTATTACAAATTTTATTCCACTACCAAACATAGATTTTGCATTAGCAAACTGATTTATTTGTAATCTTATAACTTCTATACCTCTTTCATCTGAAGCATTCAAATGTATCATGTACCCTTTAATATTTTTATTGTTTTGCTTTTGATACTTATTTATTAAGTTAGTAATTGTTGTAGTTTTACCTGTTCCAGGTGGTCCATATAAAAGTAGGTTAGGAAAATAGTTTGTTTTAAGTATATTACTTAGTATGATTTTATTGTATTTATCTAGTACTATATTATTAAAATCAACTGGTCTATATTTTTCTACCCATGGTATATTTGGATTACTATATATATTATTTAATTCTGACATTATGTATGAATATTTTATTAATATATTATTTTAAAACTATTTAAATCAAAAATAGATTTTAAATAATATATGGAAAATACTCCAAAATCTCCCGAAATTCCTGTAAAACCTGCTCCAAAAAAACGCGGCAGAAAGAAAAAGTCCGAACTTGCACTAATCGCAGCTAATAATGAGTTAAATACTATTATTACAGAAACTTCTGCTAATACAGGAAATAATACAACACCTAATAATCCACCTATGCCAAAAAAAAGAGGGAGAAAACCAAAAGGAGGTAAAATTATAGAAGTAAAAGAAACTGTTAATAAAACCAAGACATTTAAACCTAATATTATATTACATTTACATTGTACAATAGAAGATATTAATTCATATAAACAATATAGTGATAGTTTTTATTATAATCCCAATATAAATAATATAGAACCCTTTGTTGACGATAAATATAATAATAATATAATTAATAGTTTATCAACTGATAATGTAAACGCTCTTAATAATATAAATGTTATTAATGAGAATAATGTTATTAATGAAAAAAATAATAAGACTCAAATTTTGAATATAGAATTCAATAAAAAGTTTAATAATTTACCTACAAAAGATAATGACCTTAATATTGATAGCACTCATAATTTAGAGCAACCTATTACCAATACTGATTGTGTAGAAGACAATACTAATTTAAAAGAAATATGGAATAAAATAAATAATTTATCTATTAAATTACATAATAATAATATTAAGAAAAAATCTTGTTGTTTTTGGTGTACTGAACCATTTGATAACCCAACTATATATATACCTAAATATAACACTAATAATACTTATCATGTTTATGGTTCATTTTGTTCTCCAGAATGTGGTGCATCATATTTATTTAATGAAAAACTAGATAACACTACCAAATTTGAAAGATATTATTTACTTAACAATCTATATTCTAATATATATGATTTTAATAAAAATATAAAACCTGCACCATCTCCTTATTATTTACTAGATAAGTATTACGGTAATTTAACAATTGAAGAATATCGACGATTATTTAGAAATGATAAAATTATGATTACTGTTGATAAACCTATGACTAAAATATATCCTGAAATATTTGAAGACAATGATGAATATCCAACCCAAGGTATTGATAAAAAAAATACTAATAACGAGAACTATAGATTATCACGAAAAAATACTAATAAAATTAAGGCTGAATATTTGCAGGAAAATTTCGGACTATAAATATTTTAATATGTATTAATAAAAAATAAAAAATATTAAAATATTTTAATATGTATAATAATGTCAAATAATATATATATTAATTTACTTATATTTATAATATTAGTTATCATACCATATGGTATTGAATATTCTGAACATTATAACCTATTAATTAATAGAACAGATGCTAGTTTAGTTTTATTATTTCACCATATTGGTTCTGCTTACATTTATTTTGGTAGTATTTTATTTGGATTCTATAAATTTCATATTTTAGTATGTCTATTTGTTTTAGTGATGTGGATTAAAAGTAAATTTTACTGTGTTATTACGGAAATGTATAATAAAATGATTAATATTAATCCTAATGATAAACTTAAAGATATAACCTACTATATTAGCAAAATTACTGAAATTAAATATTTACATATATTTATATTAATAGGAATGCTCTTTTATGACGTAGATAATATATTTAAATCTATTGCAATTAAAGACGGAAAAATTAAATAAATGTTAACTTTCAAAGGGGATACAATTAATCCGATGTATATTTTATAACAGTAGAATATATTTCAGCTATATCTGTCATAGATTCAAATTTATCACTTGATCCCTTGTGACCATACTTTGTTTTTATATCTAACAAAACATCTTTGTCGCCTGATTTATAAACTTGAGATTCTTTTATTTTTTCATAATAATTATACGGTACCCAATAACCAACTAAGGTGTCGTTTTTATTTGAAAAAATCAGTAAATTTGGATACTTATTATTCGGATTTATATTACGAATTGGATCATAACTTAGAATATAATCATGATATTTTTTTATATGCGGGTTACCCCATTCTACATATTCACCTGTAGTTAGTGGTGTTGTATCATCACACATCTCACTTAATACATCAACAAATGGTACTCCCATAATAACAAGATTAAATAGTTCAGGTCGCATATTAATAACCGCGCCCATTAATAATCCACCAGCACTAGCACCATAGGCGGTTAATTTTTCTGGTGTTGTATATCCTTTTTTTATTAGATATTCAGCACATTCAATAAAATCATTAAATGTATTTATTTTATTAAGCATTTTACCATCTTGATACCATTTGTCTCCATAATAACCGCATCCTCTCATATGTGCTATTGCATATATAAAACCTCTATCTAATAAACTATATAAGTATCTGCTGAAACTTGACTCATCTTCTAACCCATAAGACCCGTAACCATATAGAAAACATTTGTTATTCTTTTTATTAATAAACCTTTTATGGTATAATATTGTAATGTATAATCCGTTATTATTAATTCTTATTGTTTTTTCACCATAATCTTTCATATTTATATTTTTCGTAGTTTTGGTTTTTAATATCTTACTTTTATAAGTTATCATATCAAACTCTATAATTTGTCCTGGATTTGTATAAGTTTCATAAGCCATTACCACTTTATTTGAGTGTATATCTAAGTTTGAAAATCCCGGAAAAGAAACAGTATATCTAAAATCACCCAAATCTAATAATTTTGTTTTCATATCACATAATCTAATTAAGACAAGGTTATCTTTACCATTTCGTAAATCTTTAAATTGCATTAAGGCATGTCCTCCTTTAATATAAAAATCTGTTATACACCGATTCTTATCATAAGGAATAAATGTATTGAATTTTTTTAGATCATAACTAATTACTATTTCTGTATTATCCCCTTCAATTATTATAGCATACCATCTATCTCCAAAATGATTTAAGATGTATTTTGTTGTTTTATCTCTATTAAATACACATCTTACCATAGCATCATTTGCATATTCTTCTATAACATACGAATCTACGCAATCTTTAGATATGCTAGATAATATTATATGTTCGTCATCATCTGTTGCCGATAAATCAATGGAAAATATTTCGTCTTTTTCTTCATATATCAATGACTTATTACCAGTGTCTAAATCCATATACCATAATTTGTTTTCTCGTTGAGTAACCGTATCAACTGTTATGTAATATATTCTAAAAAATTTACGACTCCAACCAAATTCACCATTATTTATATATTTTGTTTCTTTATTACCTTGTTGGGATTTATAGTTCATACTAACTAAATGTAATTTATCATTGAAAATTTCTTTGTAATAAATACTACAAACTCTATCTCCTAACTTATCTACGCTAAACGCAATATATTTTTCATCTGATGATATTTCAACTGATTGAACATCAAAATAATCATGTCCTTTTGCTAATTTTTCTAAATCTAAAATAACCTGGTTTTTACATCCATCTGACGCATAATATCTTCCATAACTTTCTTCTGTTTCGCGTTTATACTGATATATATACTTATTTATTCTACTTGGTTCTGTATATATATAATCATTTGTATAACGATTTTTAAATTCGTTTTTTAACTTTGTTATGAGATTGCTGTTTTTTTTGTAAAAATCTCTAGAACCTTTATTTGCATCATGTAACATTTTATCTGTTGCTCTACCTTTTCCTCTTGGAATATCTATTTTATCACACATATACTAATATAATATACAAATATTAAATAATTCATAAGATATTTAATATTTTAATTAACTTATATTGCATGTTGCCTTTCTTAATTTTTCATACATTTTTATAGTCTCTGTTGCCTCATTTAAATCTTCTTTAAGTTCATCTATTTCATCTATTAACGAAGATAATCGTATAGAATGTTTAATATTTAAATTATCTATTTTATCTTTCATATCTTTTATATTTTCTGTATCATCTTTTATCGGTTCAGTTTGTGTATATTTATCCTCCATATTATTAGATAATTATTTAATATAATTGTTTAATAATATTTATTATTATTTATTATTATTTATTTTAATCTTTCAATCCTGCCGCAGTAGCTTCACTTACAACATCTTTACAACATGCACAATCATTAGTTATTTCTTGCGTTTCATAAGGTTGTGTATCTACTTCGTTTGTATCTACTTCGTTTGTATCTACTTCGTTTGCGTCTTCTTCTATAATAGTATTTATTTTTTCTTTATTTATAATACCTCTATTATGTCGCATATTGTATTCTCTAACTGTTTTTAGATACTCCTGTAATTCGTGCTGTTTTCTGGCTTGCTCTTGTCGTTCATTATATTGACGCATACCTGTATCCATTAGATTTCTTATTTCTCCATATATTTGTTGATTTATACTTACTTCTTTATCATTTGATTTTGAATATGATGATACAGGTATATCTTCTTTTAAATATTCGTCTACTACTATTTTTCCATCATAATTGACCTTCTCTAATTTTTCTACTGCTTGTTCCTCTGTATATTCTGTTTGTCTTAAAACAAATTCTATTATTGAACGTTTCCTTTCTTCTAATCTATTTTGTTTTTCTTGATTTATTACCTTTACTGCATCACTTTCATTGCTCTTATTTTCCGCAATTGTGTGTTTGTTAGTTGAACTATTAATATTCCCATCAAAATTATCATTGACATCATTAGAAATACTATTACTTCTATCATTATCAACACTTTGTCCATCTATATTACTCATAATAATTTTATTTATTTATATATTTAATATATTATCTTTATCTCTATTATATTTAAATTATAAATTGAATATATTTAAATAAATTAAAGATAATTAAATTATAAATATATTATTGAATATATTATTTAATATACTACAAGAATAGCAGTATGTCATATAATAGTGTTTATCCATCATGTGATATGTTGATTAAAAATATAAATGATGTTATTGTTGATCATATGCTTGAAGTAGATAGATACAATAATACTACTGAAGCCGCTATTAGGCAATTACCATTTGTTAAAAATTTGTTAAATATTAACATGAAACTTCAAAGTGAACTAATGATGTTTCGAAGACAGCAAGAAAATATTTCTTTAGAAATTAATGATCAAGAATCAACAAGCGATGCTGGTCCTGATACTGTTCCTATACCTGATACTGGTCCTAATACTGTTCATATACCTGATACTGGTGATGAACCTGATCACTTGAAACCTATAAGACATTTACTTGCTGGTTTGAAATATGCAAGACCTTCAGATAATCCAATACTAAATGATGATACTATTCATAAAGATATTAAACCGGAACAAGTACCAAAACCTGAATCTGAACAATCTGGTGCTGAATCTGGTGCTGAATCTGGTGCTGAATCCGGTGCTGAATCCGGTGCTGAATCCGGTGCTGAATCCGGTGCTGAATCTGGTGAAGATGATAATGATAAATATAAAGGAACACTAATGTCTTTTGAGTGGAATAAAACATATGAATTAGTTGGGGTTGTAGAAGATAGTAATGGAAACGCAGAAAAACTCATTTTTGACGAAAAAACAACATTTACTTCATCAGAAGAATCTGAAGACGATGAGCCAAGTGTAGCTGTAACAGATAAACCTGAACAAGAATCTGGTCATGATGAAGAATCAGGTGAAGAAGAATCAGATGATGAAGTAGAAGTAACAGATAAACCTAAACAAGATGTACCGGAAGAATCAGATGAAGAAGTAGAAGAATCTGATGAAGAAGTAGAAGAATCTGATGAAGAAGTAGAAGTAACAGATAAACCTAAACAAGATGTACCAGTATCAGAAAATAAACCAGAGGCACAATCTAAGGAAGAAGAGGAACAATCTGAGGAGGAAGAAGAGGAACAATCTGAGGAAGAAGATGAAGAGGAAGAAGATGAAGAAGATGAAGATGAAGATGAAGAAGATGAAGAAGAGGAAGAGGAAGAGGAAGTTGAATCAGATAGTGATGATGAAGTTGAAGAAACAGAGATTAATGGAAAGATGTATTTTACAAATGATGAGAAAAATGGAATAATATATGAACAAGATATGGAGGGCGATGTTGGTAAAAAGGTTGGTCGGTTTAGGAATGGTGTAGCAGTTTTCAATAAATAATTTTAAAGATAAATTTAAAGTAAATTTAAAGTAATTTTAAAGATAATTATTTTTAAAAGTATTTCTTTTTCTTATATAATATATAAATGATAGCAAATATTTGTGCCCCAGCATTTATATATTTAGCATATGGATTAATTCAAGTAATAATGGATACCTTTAATGGTCTTTATAATACAGCTATAATTAAATCCATAACTACTATAATTTTCACTCTTATATTAAATGCATTATGTAGCAGAGGATTAAGTGTAGTATCATGGTTAATAGTATTTATACCATTTATTATGATGACTATAATAACCGCATTAATGTTAATGGTATTTGGATTAGATCCAAGCACAGGAAAGCGTTTATATGGTGAAAACACAAAAAAGGTGCCCGATGCCCGAATGGATGGTGAAAATGCTAACCTTAATATGTCTTTTCAAAGTTTGAATAATCCTCAAAACCGTGCCTTATATTCTTCTAATCAGAATAAAGCACCTAATCCACCTGCAGAAGAACCATCTGAAGATTTAGAATGTGGAATTGACGGTAGAGAATGCGGAACAAGTCAAAGTGATTATTTATCAAGGATTAAAGGCGAAGAGTTAGCATTAGAAGAAAGTCAACAAGCAGATGTAAATGAAAGTTTTTTATTGTTAAAATAAGTTAGCATTTAAGTTAGCAATTAAGTTAAAACAAATATAAATATATAAATATTATTAATTATAACTACTAATATTTATTATTATGAATACTATAAGTTTATTAGGTACCGCATCTACTGTATTAGTTGGTGGGTATATATTTAGAAAAACTATATTTAGTACAATAGAACCTATATTATTTAACATATATAAATTTAATAGAAATTATGTACATCCTACTTTAATCAAATTTCGGGATTATGATATTTGTTATAGATTTAGATTATTAACTGCTGTTATTTCAGGAAAAAATATTAATGAAAGACTTACAAATCAAAATAAATATCAACAAAATGGTACTACAATACAGTCTATACCTAAGCATATATCTAATAATGGTTATATGATAAATCAATCAGGTTTTTATAAATTAATCGCAATACTTAATGATGATTTTAAAGATAAAATCTTATTGAAAAAACCATCAGTAGATATATTTTTAAGTGCTACAATAAAATATAGAAAAAAAGAATATGATATTGATATTAATAAATTTAGCATATTAGGTGTGGATATTTTTACAGATATATTTATAAAATGGTATTTTTATTACTTTAAAGGTATAACAATAAAAGAAACAGATATGCAAAATATAATCGTTAGTATATTAGATTCTAATGTTAACAACATAGTTATAGATTATAAAAAATATATACACATTAACGAGGATGATAAAGAACCATATTATAGCATAAAAGATTGTGATTAAATATCATATAAGGATTAGATATCATGATAATGATAATTAATAAATTAAAACAATATAGAAATATTATAAAATACTTATAGTATAATGGCTTTAACTTTTACTAAGGCAACATCGTCTAAAACTATTTTAGATGATATCCCCAAATCTAGGTTTTTTGAACCTAGAGTAGAAACTGAGGTCGCAAAACCTACTTCAGTTAAAGAGGAATGTTGTGAAAGTCATAACGATTTCCATATCCTTAATGATAAATGGACCTTATGGACTCATTTACCACACGATACTAATTGGAATATCGATAGCTATAAAAAAATATTAACCTTTGAATATGCTGAGCAACTTATAGCACTTTTAAATACTATGCCTGAGAAGTTAGTTAAAAATTGCATGTTGTTTATGATGAAAGATAGTGTTATGCCTACTTGGGAAGATGAACAAAATTGTAATGGGGGGTGTTTTTCTTATAAAATTCCTAATAAACAAGTAAAATCTATTTGGAATTCTTTATGTTATGCTGTTGCAGGTGAAACCATCTCTAATGAACCTGGATTTATTAAGGGTATCACTGGATTAACTATTTCACCGAAAAAAAACTTTTGTATTATTAAGATTTGGATGAAGGATTGCGAAAATCAAAACGCTTGTAAGATTATAAACATAGATGGGTTAAGTAACCAAGGATGTTTATTTAAAAAACATTTACCGGATTTTTAATTAATTAAAAAATTTAGTTAATTAAAAAATTTAATTCATCCGTTAATTCATCCTTATACTTATACTTTATACTTACCACATTTAACACAATAATAATCTTGTTTTTCACCCCACATTCTCGCTGGATCAGGTGTCCAGGTGTGATTACAGTTATTCTGTTTAATCAACTTATATTCTTCATCACTTATCATTGTAACTTGATAGATACTTACATCCGATATTTCTGAAAAATAAACTACAATATCATCATTCTTATAATCATCTATATAATTTATTTCTTTAATACCTGCTGCAATAAGCATCTTTGCACAATTTCTACAAGGGAAATGAGTAATATATGCCGTAGCACCTTCGCAACTTACACCACGCTTAGCACAATCAGTAATCGCGTTCTGTTCTGCGTGAACCGTTGCTTGTTCATGTCCGTCTACTACCTTTGATACGTGTGGACAACCCGGCAAAAACCCGTTATACCCTTGGGCTACTATACGGTTATCTTTAACCAGAACACAACCTACGTGAAGTCTTTCACACGGAGAACGCTTAGCGGTTACTTGTGCTATTTGACAGAAATACTGCTCCCAATTAGGCCTGCTATCAGCATTCATATATGTTTATTTTGTTTATGTTGTTTATGTTGTTTATGTTGTTTATGTTGTTTATGTTGTTTATTTTAATTAATTAATTCTATTTTGTTTTAATTAATTAAAAAATTTAATCATTCAATTTTTTTATCTTCTTCTTCGTGTGCCTGCTCTGCTTGTCCCTGCTTTGCTTGTGCGTGTCC